GTAAATACCTTTGCAATATCTTTTACATTCTGTATGGATTGAGTAATAGAAATACTCTCATCCTTAAACATATCTACTCTTTGCCCCTCTATGTATAATTGTATTATTTGCATCTATCTAATATTATTTATAGTGTCAAAAGATTTATCAAAGTCAAATGTGTATTCTACTAATTTATCGTTTAACGATGTCTTATAAGTAATGTTTGATGTCTTAACATTTATAGGTAATACTTGCTCTTCTGTGTCGGTTACGTTTGTAAGCCATACCTTTTCAGATAGTAATAGTTGTTTAAAAACCTCGTTGTATTCTTCACTTAAATACCCACTACTTAATGTAACACTTTCGTTACCTATTACATTAAAGTTTCTTTTAACGTGGTTACTTCTACTATAAGAAAAATTAACATCTAATATATTAGATTTATAAGTTTCTTTTTTTATAGTCATTTTTTCTACTGCTTTCTTAAAGAAATACATATCTTGTAATGCACCAAATTTATTTATAAACGTTACTTTCTTTGGCTCATATTTACATTCTTCTAATGTTTTTATTTTTATAATCTCTAAAGGTGTGGTATCACTAAACACCCTTACTTCATCTGCTTCTCCTATTTCAAACTTATCTAAAAAGTCTGTTAAACATTTTGTTTCTTCAAAAGTACCACCTTGATATACAACTCTTTCTTTGTAATTATCAAAACTAAAAGTACCACCTATTGTGACATATTTTATCTGAGCATTAGTAAAGTCAGGATTGAAATATTGTTCACTACTTATAATCTTACCATCTTTTAAAAAAACTACTGTTGGAATACTTTTTGTATTTATTGGTATTCTTACTAAATTATCTGCAAGTGCAAATATATTTCTATTAGAAATCATTATAGGACTATCATCTACATCGAAATCTGTTTCTTCAAAATAAGAATAACTATCAAATGCATATACATCACTTATTAAACCTGCTACAAGAACAAGAGTGTCGTTACTATTATACTGCTCTAAATCTACTGAAATTTTTACGCATTGACTATCATAACTACCTGCAAAATTAATATCTAAATAATCTCTTATAATTTCAGATATATCAATTTTACCTGCATCAAAATTAGCATTGTAATTTTTTCTAATAATATATTCAGGAGTTGATGGTTTTATATAAGTATAAATATAAACTTTATATAAGTTATATCCATTAGTCAATATCGTGTTTCCTGTAAAGATTGGACTTCTTAAATTTAATGCCATTTCTTATTTTTTTAAATTATCTTTTATCGTTGTTTCTAATAAGGTTTCCATATCTAAAGCAAACGATTGTACTAACTCTTTTGGTAAATTATTAAATGCTTTCTCAAATGGTTTTGTAAAGAATAAACTTGGTTTAATTCCTTTCTTATAAATACTATTCGCTATTGCAAACTGTAAACCTTTTCTACTTACAAATCTACCTTTACTATCTCTTGTTCCTTTTAATCCTTTTCTAACTACCCATTGGCTAAATGCACTTGCAGGTGGTTTCTTATTTGTATATTTAAAAGGTGTGTTATATTTCTTTTCTGTACCACTAACCCCTTTATCTTGAAACACTCCATAATTTTCCATTAGAAACTCTAACTGAAAACTATTTTTAGAAACCTTTACTTCACTATCTAAACTGTTATAAAGTTCTTTAGAAACGTTCTTTTTGCCTTTAGTAAGATTAGTTCTACTTTGTTGTATAACGTATTTAGCAAACTTATTTAAAGCCTCTTGTGTTTGTTTTAACTGCATATATCAATATCATTTTGTATAAATACATCAAACGTACAAGCCCATCCTGCCAACTTGTTTTCAAACCTTTCATAAAATGGCTCACAGTTTGGACTACCATCTAATTGATATAAATCGGTATGTAAGTTTCCTTTTCTTAATACCATTGTTAATCTGTTCAATACTGCCAATTGTGTGTTTAAAATATCCTGCTCATTATCATTACCTCTAAATATATCTTCTGTAGGTTCTTTACTTTCATCTACAACATCCATAGCCATAACTGTAATGTTAAAAGATAAATATTGTTCTTCTGTGATTACGTTGTTTACTATAATATGTGATAAAGGGAATATAGTCTGTTTAGATAAATCTATTTCTGTTATATCTCCTGTAGTTACTGTATTTACATTTACATCATTTAGTAACTGTTCTTTTATCTTTTCTGTAAGTTGGTAAAAACCTCTAATTCCTTGCATTGAATTTATTTTTTATTTAAAACATCATTTCTGATGAAATTTGTTTTTTATTTGTGATGCTTCTATTTCCTGTTTCTCTTTTTCAAAAGTTAAGAATAGTAAACATTCGTGCATTTTTAATTTAGTGATATTTTCAAATCTCCTAATATCTGATTGAGCGAGTGCATAAACTGATGAGTACCAACCCCATTTTGTTCCGAATTGAGATACTCTTGTAAGAGTGTTTCCTCCGTTTGCCCCAAAGAGTTCATCGTAACTTGACACAATTCGTTCCCTAAATGATAAAAAAAAAGTATCGAACCCAATACTGCATCCAATGGCATATCTTTTAAATGCTCTGTATCTACTGCATCGTATTCTTTTATATGATACCTATTACCTTTTCTTATTTCTATTGGTCTGTATAAAACACCCATTGCTTTATCTATGTTATCCCAATCTCCTATATTAGTATCAAGGTCTATATATTCTCCAAAACTCATCTCATCAAGATTAGGTATAAACCCATACTCAACACCATTTAATTTAAATGTATTTACTAAACTTGGTTTACTATCAAACATATTAGAAATGATATTTACTATATCTGCTACATCATTTGCTTTTATGTATCTAACGTATTCAGCCTTTACATTACAAAATATCTCAATCATTTTAAGAGATAGTTCTGTTTCTGTTAAATCTTTTAATTTTAAATACTCTTGGTATTGACCTAAAGTAATCTCGTTTAAACTATTTGGTACTGTTAATTCAACTTTCATATATGTATATAGTTATTTTTTAAATATTTTAGAAACAAAAAACCCCTACGATTTGTAGAGGTTAATTTTATTGGATAGCATATTTACCAAAGTTAGGTTTACTCAAAACAGAATAGGTAGCATATCTTACTGCATCAATAGTGTGGTTATTTTTATCTATTGGTTTATTTATCATCTTACCACTCCTATCTTCTTGCCATTTGTAGTTTCTAAATTCCTGTATGCAGTTATGACTATCTTTCTCTATATGTATTTTAAAACGTTTTAATAGGTCTATTCCTGCGTTTATACTATCAGCACCTTTTAAACTTGGTCTTACGTTAAAACCCATTCTACGTAGTTCCTCGATTAATCTTGGCTCTGCACTATCAAAGTAAATTGTTTCTCTTTGTATTCCTATCTCTTTCCACTTTCTACTAATATCATAGGTAGTCATTTGTGTTTGATAGATATGTTCTTTAATATACAGGTTGTGTTCTTTTCTATAAACAGAAACTAAAGTAGTAGGGTCATTAGAATATCCTGCATCTGCTCCGTAACTTATAAACTCTGCATCGTGTGGTATGTGGTTTACCTCTGTGTAATTAAATATAGTAGCTTTAGAGATACCTTTTAAACCTAAACCATATATTTGCCAATACGTTTCATCTGTGTCTCTTAAACGTTCTATTTCATCTACAATACTTTTATTTAAAAACATATTGTCTAAATAGGTAGTAATAAAAAACTCTGCATCTTCTCTTGGAATTACCTTATCGTATATCCAATGGTATTCATCTGATGGGTTAAAGTCAATTATTATTTTATCTTCTGTTCTAAATACTAACTGTTGCCAATCTTCAAAATCTAATTCGTTTGCTTCATTTATAAATAGTAAGTTTCTTTTTCTACCTCTTACCTTTTGTGGTTGGTCTAAAGAAATAAATTCTACAAGGTTTCCGTTTAGTTTGTATTCGTGATTAGATTTATTATGTTCTGCTTCTGAATAAGATTTGTATTGTTTTAGTATATCTAAAAAGTCACGCATAACAGAAGAACGAACTGCAGGAAAAGTTTTTCTACAAATCGTAATTGTTTTACCTGTGTTTTCTAAACAGTATTTAAAAATAATATAAAGCAAAATATTATAAGTCTTTCCTGACCTTGTACCACCTTGCTCTATTGTTATCTTTTTATCTGATTGTAGGAGATGTTCAAAAACTACATTAGTCTTTATCTTCACGTTTTATTATTTCTATTTCAAATTTAGTAGGCATACCATCTGCTCCTGTTATTTCTTGTCTTTGACTATACCCCCTATCCTTTCCTTTTCTTTCTAAATAAAATTTAGTGCTATCTAATTTAATTCTTTCATTCTTACTTCTCATTAAAGAATGCAAACCCTCCTCTGCCACATCAAAGTTTTGGTCTCTTATGTCATTTAATCTATCCATATCCTTTTCTGCTCTATCCTTTACTGCTTGTCTTGAATAAGATACATTAAAATGATTTTCTATTGCTCTTGCCGTTCTTGCATAGATACCTGCATTCTCTCTTAATATTGCCCAAAATTCATTATCCGATACTTTCATTTCGTTAAGTTTTGTTAAGCCAAGCCTTTACCACAAACCTCGCAAATATTTAACATTTCTTTTTTATCTTCTTTGTGTGTTTCTTTTTCTATAACATCTTCTATGCTATCTTCAAAAGGTACTACAGTCAAACCCCAATCTTCTACCTGTTGTCCGTTCCAATCGTTTGCTAACACATCCCAATCCCATTCTCCAAAGCCTACATTGTCTTTTACAATAAACTCTCTTTCTTGTTCTTTAGTTAAACTATCTGCAACTAATATCCATACTTCTTTTAAACCTGCTTCTTTACAAGCCTTTAATCTCATATTACCACCAAGTACAACCATATCACTATTTACTACGATAGGTCTTAACTTTAGCATTTCAGGAAACTCCTTAATTGATTTTACAAGTTTCTTAAATTTATAGTCTTTTATAAATCTTGGATTGTTTTCGTTAGGTTTAACCTCTTGAATATTTATTAGTTGCATATTTATTTGTATTAGTATATAGTTAATTTTTATTTATTTTAATCTAACT